GTCTTGGTGGTGCTGATGAACTAACTATTTATTCCATTGCATCTCGAATGACATTTTGGCGCCAATTTGATTGGCCTGAATCAGCTACTACTGATACTTTATTGGCTTCAATGGCTGTGCAACCTTTTTGTGTAGACAAATTGGCAGCATTTCCAGTTGTTGAAACTCATTCTACTGCTATTGCATTTGCATCATGTCCTTTTGAGGCATGGCAAGGTAGCATTAAGTTTCATTTTAAAGTAGTTTGTTCAGAATATCATCGAGGTCGTTTAAGATTGGTTTATAATCCTAAAACGAATAATGCAGGACCCGTTGCTTTTAATCAAGTTTACTCAACTACAATAGATATTTCTAATGATAGAGAGTTTGATTATGAATGTAAATGGACAGATATTAGAGCATGGGGCGCATGTTATGGAATTGGTGGTGTATCTTCAACTGATACTTTTAAAACAACAACCTCAGTTACAGGAGGAACAGAATTTGATAATGGTACACTTACAGTGTATGTTGTCAATGAACTTGCTACTCCTTCTACTGAACCGGCTGATATTAAAGTTCAGGTATGGGTTGCAGCAGGTGATGATTTTGCTGTTGCGATACCAGGGGATAATCTTTCCAACTTATCATATTTCCAACAACAAGCTGAGATGACCAAGACAACTGATAATTCTAATAATCCTGTAGGAGGTAATCCTGTAGAAAATTATGGAACTGAACACGCTCCTTTATTGAAGGATGATAATCAATATCTTGTTTATCAAGGAGAACGAATTGTATCTTTCAAAGATCTTTTGAGACGTTATCAGTATCATAATTCATACTGGCCCCAAAAGACTGGAGGTGGTTTTAGGTATTATCTTCTTAATTGTCCAGGGATGCCTCTTTTTAGGGGTTGGGATCCCAATGGTATAGATCTAGCTGCGAGTTCAACACCTGTTGATTTACCGTATAACTTTTGTTCTATGACATTATTAAATTATCTTGCTCCAGCTTTTGTTTGTCAAAGAGGTAGTTTGCGTCACAAATGGTTGACTGCAGGTACTAGAGATACTCAAGCACATCCAGTGTTGGCAGCTAGTCGTCATGGAGCAATAGTTCCAACACAGTTTTCTGAGGCTGTTCGTAACCTCGATCAAGCTTTAGTTAGTACTAGACGTAAGGCGTTACAGAATATGAAACGTTCTTCTCTTAATGGTACTGCTATTACTCCTGTACCATTGAATAATGTATTGGAAATTGAATTACCATATTATACGATAGGACAAAGGTTTAGACCAGGCAGATTTTTAGACATGTCTGGAACTGGAGACACGCAAGCTGTTGAAATTGCTTGTGAAACATCACAATGGGAAGGAGATCAAAATTTTCGTATCGACCATTTCACCAGTGTAGGTGAAGATTTTACGCTCGGTATGTTTGTTGGAGCTCCTATCATTTATTCGTATGCTAACCCAGCAGCAGCTTAAATGGTGTTTGGTTTATTTTTATGTTTGTACATATATATATTTTGTAGATTAACTGGGGCGTTAATTTGTTGTCGTGTGGACATTAAACACACTCCGTCAAGTGGACGTTAAACACCATTAAGAACTAACAGATCGAAATGTTAGTAGGATACCCTTCGGCGGTCGAAGGGGGGCGCATAGTGATATGTGCCTGGATGAGACTGGATAACAGTTTTAC